CTCGTAAGCCGTGCGCTCCACGCCGTTCTTGTCGGTGTACTTACGGCTTTGGATTTTGCCTTCCAAATACACCTGACTGCCTTTTGTCAGGTATTGCCCGGCAATCTCCGCTAATTTGCGGTACATGGTTACGTTATGCCATTCGGAACGCTCCTGCTTCTGCCCGTTGCTGTCTTTCCAGCTTTCGCTGGTGGCTACGGAAAAGTTACAGACAGCTTCGCCGTTCGGCATATAGCGCGTTTCAGGGTCGCGGCCAAGACGGCCAATCAAAACAACTTTATTTAACATTTAAATTCCCTTCAATCTTCGCCATAATTCCAGCTAAACTGCCCAAAAAATTGCTCACGCGCCCACTCTTCCTTCTCTTCTTCGCTCATGCTATCCCAATTTTCAGGGGCTTCTTCGTAATATAAAACCCTTGAATCACAATCATCGCAAAGGCCATAACAGGAAATGCTAAACCATATTTTCTTACTCATTTTTGCTTCCTTTTAAAACTGTTTTGACAGGCTTCCAAACGGTCTTCCCGTTTACTTCCTGCGCCTGCCTGATTCCGACTATGTGGATATCGGGATTGCCTGCGAACAGCCTGACAAACTCCTCTGCTGTTCCAATCGAAGAATATTCAGGGCTGATTTGGTAGCGGCTGTTGCTCAACCGCTTCCATTGCCTGCTGTCCTCGTACCACTTTGACTGCAATTTGTCATAAACAAGCCTGCGCCGTTTTTCTTCTTCGGCGCGGACTTTTCCGAAAACGGCAAACATCACTACTCCTTACAGGGCATTGATTTCCGCCGCTTGTTCTTCTGTCAGTGCGTATTCTTCCAGCACTTCAGCAACCTCTTTAACGCCTGTCGATACCGCTTCAACCAATGCAGAAAACTGTTCTTCTGTCGGTGCTGGCTTTGACGTTTCTACGGCTTCGGCTTCGATTGTGTTTTCAGCGATTTGCTTGAGTCGTTCGTGATTCTCGCTTCCCAATTTCAGACGGCCTGTTGCGCCAATTTCGGAAAACCATTTTTTGTATTCCTCGATCCCTTTGTTTGCCGCTGCTTCGCCATCGGAAATCAGTTTGTCAATTTCAGGGTTTTTCTTTTGTTCTTTCGGTGCTTCTGCCGTTTCGATTCGTTCCGCTTCGTCCTCGTCATAAATACCGCCAAATCCAAACGCCAAACGCGCGGCTTGAATCATGGCTTTATGGCGAAGCATACGGCGCGGATGACTATTCCATGGCTGTGTAGGGCGTTTGCACTCTTCCAAATATTCGGTTACGGTTGTTGGGTGGTTGCGGTCTTTACGGTAGATTTTACAAGTGCAGCTTTCCGCGTCAGATGTGAACTCCATGCCGTCAAATTGCGGATGGCTATTGATAATTCTTGCCCAACCGTCCACACCGACAACAGGCGTGATTCCGTTGTTTTTATCTGGGAACGCGTAAATCTCTTTTGTGAAAGGGTTCAATCCGTATTGGTTTGCTACAATCATCAAGACATTAAATTGCGCGTCTGTCGCATTGCTTCGGAAGGCGGTTGCCTTGAGTGTTTCAACAAGCTCATGCGGGTCGCCTTGGATGTTAAACTGTTTGGCTAGGGCTACTGCTTGGTTTTGGGCGATACTCATTTTTAAATTCCTTGTCTGAATTGGTTTAAAAGCGTTTCGTAGTAGTCTTGGCAGGCTGTTACGCGCTCCTTGATTAGTTCGATTTTTTCGTCATCACGCGCTATTGATACGGTCGTGATGCGCTTTTCAAGCGGGATTGATTCCACTAGGTCGATGTACTTTTCACGTTCTTCCCACGGCTTCAGCAAATCTTCGGGCGTGGGTAACAGCCAAAAATCAACATCCGCGCGGTCGCAATCAAATAACCACATATAGCCTTGCATTTGCCAGTCGTAGCCTGCTTTAATGGCTTTCTTTTCAGCTTCTTCGCGAAAAAACGGATGTGTCCCGATGTCCCATGAACACTTTGTATCAATAATCAGGCGGTCGTCTGGATCGTAAATATCACACTCTCCAGTCAGACAGTCGTTGACGCGCCGCTCGATGTTTTTTTGATAATCTTTGCCGCGAACTAAGCCGCTGTATTTGATGGCGGTTTCTTCCATCAGATTGCCTTTTTCTGTATAGGCGTTGCCATCGAAAGATTCAAAGCCGAATAATTCGCGCTTTGCCATCTCAATCAGCTTGGATTTAGCGGTTTCTGTGATGGTTTCGCCTTTGGTTTTTGGCTTCCCGATGATGTCGGCGATTGATGAGCATCTAATTTTCATAGCCACCACTCATAAGAAAGTTCAAATACCGCTCCGCCTCTTCCATTGTGCGGAATTTCTTTTCATCGGCTCGTTTGCGCTTGATTTTGGCTTGTGGGTGCATAAGTGGTTGACCGCATGAGAAACTCTCAACTTCACGCCATACAATCCAATGCTTGCCCTCACGCTTCATGCGAACGCTTGGCGATTGCTGGTGTCTAATGCCTTTGGGCTTGATGTCTTTAGGGCGCGTTACAAGACTGGTAACTGTCATCATCATTTGCAACCTCCTACTTCCGCATCCCCCATGACCTTTACTTCGTCCGGCATGGTTTCGTATGTTTGTTCAATTTGTGCTTCTTGGCTGATGGTTTCTGGCGCTACTGGCTTCTCTGCTTTGCCGGAAAAGCTACAAGCCGCGATCGTGATGGCTGTTACAGCTAAAACTGTTCTGATTGCGTATTTCATTTTTTCTCCTAGTCGTTCCATGTTCTGAGGTTGTACTCATATTCCGCCTGAGCTTCGGCAATCTCTTGCTTGCATTGCTTGATAGCCTCTCGTTCAAGGGCTTCTTCTGCACCTCTTAAGATATTTCCGCTCAAGATTTCCAGCAGGTCAGCCGCTGACCACTCTCTCAGGTAGTCATCGACAATCTGCTCAACTCGTTCGTCGTCATAGTCCATGTCGTCGTCAAGCATTGCGTCATACTGGCTTTGTAATGCGCCTAAAGTAATCATTTGGTTTTCCTTTTGTTGCAGTTTGCTTATTTAAGCAACCGTCCCCAGCCGCTTAAATAAGCCCCCTGTTGCAGGGGCTGTAACCGTTTCCAATTTGTTAAAGAACTGTGTTTTGCTTCGATGTGTGTATATTACCAGCGGTTTTTAATTTAGTAAATACCTGCGGTTATATTTTTATTTAAAAAAATATAACACTATGATTTTATGTAGATAAATTTTATAAAAAAACNGTATAATCTTTTTATACTTAAAGTCAAATATATTTAGCCTTAAAAGTGTTTTAATTTTATACTTTATTGTTTTTAAAAGAAATTAATTTTATACAGGCGCAAAAAAACCGCCTATTAAGGCGGCTTTGTCGGTTTTGTGTTGTTTCAGGTTTGGCGGGCGTGAAAAAAGCCCGCATTATGCGGGCGGGTTGAATGTGGTAAGTTTAGGCTGCGTTTTCAGGGTTGTC